GCGCGGTGTGATCAGTGAGAAGCTGCTGTGTGAAGTGGATGATGAGGGCAAGCCTGTGTTGGTGGACGGCAAGCCCAAGCCGCTGATCGAGTTGTTCGAGGGGAGCACGTACGAGAATGTTGACAACGTTGGAGTCGATTACATCCGAGGAATGCTTGCAACTTACACTGGCTCTATGCGGGAACGGTTCGTCTACGGACGATGGGGTGCGTTGTCTGGACTTATTTATCCCCAATTCGATGAAGCGGTCCATGTCGTGGCGCATGAAGATGCACGGACACACCTGCGGCAACTGCGGTTGTCCGGCTTTCAGCCTGTGTTCGTGGAAGGATACGACCACGGACTGTCAAGGCACAGTTGTTATGGACTCTTTTACGTTGACGACGACTCCAATGTGTTTCTGCTCGATGGGTTCCGTGTTGCAGAGCTTACCGTCGCAGATGCGGCGCGGCGTATACATACAATACGTGCTGAGCATTGCGGAGAGGGTGACGAGCTACGACCGATCTACGCTGACCCCGACATATTCCGACGCAAGACAGGTAGTGGACATTCGGTGGGCGAGACCGTAGCCACGCTGTTTCAGGAAGAAGGCATCAGCACGCAGCGGGGCAACAACGATATCAGTAGTGGCATTGCCAAGAACTGGCAGTACCTCGCACCGATGATGCAGCATGAGCACCCGATCACTGGTCTGCGGTATGCGCCGCACTTCTATGTCAGTGACCGGTGTCAGTGGTTCGTGGACGAGATCGTTGAGTACTACTTCAAGCGTGACGGCAGTGACGACACGACTGACAAGCCTGTGGATCGCAACGACCACGCGATGGACATGTGGAAGTATGCGATGAGTCAGCGGCCACGGTTGGCACGCTACGTCGGTAAGCCGAATGCACCGCCTGCGTGGTTGGCGTGGCATGAGATCGAACGCATGCAACGGCAAGGCAAGATGGCGAGGCACAAATGAGCCTGATCCTGCTACTGGTTATCATCCTGCTTGTGGTGTTTGGCTTCGGTGGTGGCTACTACGGATACCACAGTGGTCACTATGGACCGTATGGGTTCGGTGGCATTGGTGTCATCGTGGTGATCATCCTGTTGGTGCTGCTGTTCAGTGGGAGGTTCTGATCAATGAGCGGCACGTATCCTGATGATCCCGTACCTGAGTTCGCGGACAGTGGTGATCCGCTTGAGCAGTCGTTGGCACAGGCCGGTGTGGGTTTGCCGGAGCAACCGGAGGCCGCCGCTGTCTACAAGGCTATGCCGGACAGCCGCATTCCTGTGTCTAGTAAGCGCGGTGGAATATGGCGATCAAGACGAGATACGGCTAAGAAGCAGATGCAGGATTTGGTCGATGCGTGGGACGAGGCAACTCGCTATTACAACCACGATCAGGCCAGTCACCGTGACGGACAACAGAACCCAGACGTGGCTGGCAACCGTCGAGTTGCACGACGCCTCAACGAGATGGCGTCGTCCACTGAGAACGTCATATTCAGCAATGTTAACGCTCAGGTCCCCGAACTGTACGCTAAGAACCCGATCGTATCGGTTAGCTTGGAGCCTCGTGCTGAGGCACCGATTGACCAAGTGGGTGACGATCTCACAAGAGCAGTGCAGCGACTGGTTGATACACTGTTCAGTATGAAGCACCCGCCCGGTGTGAACATCAAGCCCAAGGCCAAGCGCAACGTGTTGGTTGCATTGTTGATGAACAGGGCGTGGTTCGAGGTTGGTTACACGAAGAAGGACAAGAGCAGCGAGCAGGCAGTGAACGATCTGGTCACGCTGTCGCAGGAGCTTGCAGAGGCGAAGGATGCTGAGGAGATCAGAGAGATTGAGCAGAAGTTGGTTGCGTTGGAAGAGAAGGTCGAGTTTCTCCAACCGAGCGGACCGTTTGTGCGCGTCCGTTTGCCTAATAAGGTATTGGTTGATTGGGATAGTTCTGATCCTTACCTCACGGACGCCAACTGGATCATGATCGAAGATTTTCTGCCTACGCAGTACATCAACGCAGTGTTTGCGACTGAGGATGAGGAGAAGGAGGAGTTCCGTTCGATCTTCGAGCCGACGCACATCATGAATGGTGGCACGTCTGGTGACAACGGTGAGGATGACTTCACGCTGTTCGACAAGACTGATGCCAGCTACAGCGCGTATGGCTTCGATGACAAGGACACGTATGAGAAGGCGCAGCGCACGAAGGTCTGGTACGTGTGGGACAAGGTGACGCGCCGGTTGGAGCTGTACGCAGACAATGACTGGAAGTGGCCGATCTGGGTGTGGGACGATCCATACCAGTTGCAGGGCTTCTTCCCACTGACACCCATGTGGTTCCATGACAACCCAGTGGCAATGTATGCCAAGGGTGAGGTGAGTTACTACCTCGACCAGCAGGACCAGATCAACGAGATCAATGATGAGCGTCGCAGGGCGTTGTTGTGGGCACGCAGGAATATCTTCTACAACCCGAACACCGGTATGACGCAGGAGCATGCTGATCGGATACTGAAGGGACCGGAGGCTGTCGCTACACCGCTTACGTTGCCTGAGGGCATGAAGCATGAGGATGCGATCTTCAGCATACCGCCACCGAGCATGGCGTTCACTCAGTTGTTCGACAAGAAGGACTTGTACATGAGCATCGACCGCATCGCTGCTACGAGCGAGGCGGAACGTGGTGGTGAGTTCAAGACGAACACGACCAACCGTGCGATTGATTACTACAGCACGATGGGCAACATGCGTATGGACATGCGTCTGGACGCGATTGAGGACGCACTCGGTGATGTTGGTTGGAAGTTGGCGCAGTTGTGCTTGCGGTTCATGGATGCGCAGACGGTCAACGACTTGACGGGCTTGGATGTGACGCCGTTCTGGCGACCGTTGGACAACCTGCGTGATCTTGCTGCCATGAGCATCACTGTGGTTGGTGGCAGTACGCAGAAGTTGACCACGCAGCAGAAGAAGCAGGAGGCGATACAGATCGGTCAGGTGTTGGCGCAGTATGTGCGTGCTGCACCGGCTGCTGCGTTGAAGGTCACGCTCAGTATGATGAGCAAAGCGTTCGATGACTTCACTGTCAGCAAGGAGGATTGGGACGCAATCGCCGCTGAGGTGCAACAGACGCTTGTTGCTGGTCAGGGTGGTGCACCCGGTATGGGCGGCACTGGTAATGCACCGCAAGGACAACCCGGTGGTGCAGAGGCTGCGCAGCAAACGCAGTCAGGTGCCGGTGGCATGCAGGTAGCCGCTATGGTCGTCCAAGCACTGCAACAGCTACCACCGCCTGTGTTGCAAGCGATTGGGCAGGCACTAGCTCAGGGCGTGCCACCGGCACAAATCTTCCAACAGATGTTGGCAGCAACGCAGGGGGGCGGTGGTAAGCCGCAACAAGCAGCATGAGTGGCACAACTGAAGACAGCATACTGAAGAACATCCCTGACTTCGCGGATGGAGGCGATGATGGCCAAGTTGAAGGTGGCAGCGATACACAAGGCACGTCGTCAACGCCTGCGTCGGGCAGTGAAGGTGGTGGCGATGGACGATCATCAGCGCCGCCTACTCAAACTGGTGGCACAGGCAGCGGAGATGACCGATCTGCACAACAAGTGCAGCGACGGCACGACGGGTTGGTCGAAGTCCCAGGTGATGGTAGTACCCGTGATCTAGTTGATCCGGTAACGGGACGCACGGTTGCCAAGGGTGGTATCGAGCGGCGTGTGTTTGAGGAAGGTCAGCGGCACGCACGCGAGAACAACCAGTTGAAGCAGCAGTTAGGTGCTGTGCAGCGGCAAGTGCAGAGTGGCAATCAGGTGATGCAGGAAGCCACACGGCTGAACATCAGTCCTGAGGACCACATGGTTGCGATACGGGTGATGAGCGACTTCCTGCGTGATCCCGTGCGTACACTTGGTATGTTGGTCGAAGAGGTGAAGAGCAAAGGCTATCCCATCCCGTTCCTGCAAGAGGGTGTCAACCCTGGCATGGACCTGAATGCGATCAGCCGCATGATCGACAACAAGCTGCAACCGCTGACACAGGAGCAGCAGCGTAATCAGCAGCAGGTGCAGTTGCGTCAACAGGCCGAACGGGAGTTACAGGGTTTCCTGGCTGAGAACCCCGAAGGCAACGCAAACCTTGACGTGCTGACCGAGATGTTGCAGGCTCAGCCTGACTTGAGTTTGCATGCAGCCTATACGAAGATGATACGTTGGGCACATGCTAACGGACTTGACTGGTCCCGACCGCTAAAACAGCAGTTGGGTCAGCCACAGCAGCCTAACTCCCAGCAGCCGGAACCACAGCCGCGTCAGATACCAGGACGCAGAAGTGCATCGGGTAATGGTGCCGCACCTGTCGGCAACAACGCACCGATGAGTGAAAACGCATCGTGGGGCGACATCATTCGTCAGGCGATGCAAGATCATGGTGTCCAGTTGAACTAGGAGTAGGCAATGCCTGTTGGAACAATTATCCCCGCTGTAGCAGACGTACTGCACAGCACAATGACGAAGAGCCGACGCAAGTTGGTTATGGCGAGTATCAAATCCAATGCACTCATGGCATGGGTATTCGCTAACGATCGAGTGGAATACGAAGACGGTGGATACAACATCACCAATCCACTCACTGTTGGACGCAATCCGAACGTTACCAGCTACAGCTATTATACGCCGCTGCCGGTTAACCAGACGGATGAGTTCGACACCGTTGAATACGGTTACAGTCGAGTTGCTGGATCAGTGATCATCTCTGATCAGGAGCAGGATGAGAACAAGGGCGCAGCGCAGATATTCAAGCTCATGCGTGAGAAGATGAATGTGCTTGAGGAGTCCATCAAGGACAAGTTCAGTCAGTACTTGTACGCGGTTGGTGGTGGTATGGACCCACTGGGTCTTGGTAGCGTGATACCGACCAACCCGACGACTGGCACGCTTGGTGGCATCAACCGTGCAACGCAGCCGCAGTGGCGCACGAGTGCATACATCTTTGCTGGTGGTATGGACAGCACGAACATCGAGGAGGTGTTCGATGATGTGCTGATGGACCTGACACTGAAGGGTGACAAGCCCACAGTGATCCTGGTTGGACGCAACATCTACCGCATGTATCGGCAGGCTGTGCGTGACAAGCTCACGTTGCCGCTGAGTGAGGGACGTGCTGGTAAGCGCATGTTTGATTTGGGGTTCGAGGGCTGCCTGCATAACAACATCCCACTGATGTATGACGAAGACTGCCCGGTGTCGTATGCGTACTTCATCAATGATGAGTTCCTGCGACTGCACATGCTGCGTGGCGTGAACATGAAGGTCAAGGAGTTGGTGGCCCCGTGGAACGTCGATGCGGTGGGTAG